ACGGGAGTTTGTTGGCCATACTCGGCCAGCGGATGTCAAATTACTTCTTTTTCTTAGCTTTGGTCTTACCGATGCCTAGGGCAGTGACGATCATGTTGAGCTCTTTAGCGCTAAGGTTAAAATCTGGTGCGTCGTCGGGCATAATAAAGGACGGGGCGGCGAGCTGCTCGGGCACGCTGTTGGGGCCGGGCTTAATCTCGTTCGGATCGGTGATGATATCGTTAGGGGTGGTGGTGTCGGTGGCAGTAGCGTCGTCCTTTGGTTCCTCTGGGATCGGCGCTTCGTCTGGGGCGGATTCAATCGGGGCTTCTGTAGGAGCAAGCGAAGCAGATGCATTTCCTTGCGCGATTTTTGCAGCGTCTTCTTTGTTTAAACCAAACACGGTGACCAAAATAACCTCAGCTTGGCCTGCTGTAATTTGTCCGCTTCCTAGCGATTGTAAAATTGCTGTAAGAGACTGAGCGCCGCCCACCCCGATTTTTGTGATAAGAGGTTCGGCTGCGACTTCCACGCCTCCGCTTATGTATGTTTTCTCAACTTTAATCTGGTTAACTTGCTCAACCCAATCCTCTCCTAATTCTCCGTGGTAGGTTTGTAGACTTATCAGGCCCGCCTTATAGCTCTCGCGTGCCTGCATTTCCTCGCGCCCTGCGTCCACGGTCAGACTCTTAGGAGTCTGCCAGGATACTTTCCGATAATCTTCTGCGGGCGGTAGATCCCCGTTAGCGATCGCCCGGCCAATAAAGTACGCCCATGACCTGTTGCAGAATCGATCGACTAAAAGACGTTGGCGTTGCTCAAATCTGCGCTGTGCCTTTGCCACAATGAATCGCATCCCTGCCCCACCGACGCTGGCTGGGTCGTAAACAAACTCGATCGGTAGACCAAGACCCATGGCCACGTCGCGGATTAGGAACTTGGCAAATGGTTCAAAGCCGTTGTTGGGACGGTTGGGTGCGACCATCTCGATCTTTTCCCCAGGGGCGAGTCGCGGGATGGTGGCGGAGCTGGTGATCTGTTCGCGGGCGATGCTGGTGTCGCCTGTGTCGACGGGTTGGATGTTACCAAAGAATCCGCCGCTGTTGGCGAGGGCGTCGCCTTCGTTAGACGTGATGACGGCGGCGATCGATCCCTGCAACTTGAGCGCGTCTTTTTCAAACTCGCCCAAGAGTTTCAGATCGCGTACGTGATTGAGGGCGCGGGCCAAGTTAGATCCGCCACGGATCTGGTCGGGACGTTCCATCTCCATTAAATGAATAACAAGATCTGCGTTTATTTTTCGGTAGGTGTCGCCGAGCTCGAGCAGGTAGGCGGTAGGCTCGCCCATCTTGCCGAGGAAAACGCCGTCGGTGGATTCGTAGTTGTCGCCTTCGCAAACTCTGTGACCTTCAACGACTTGTAATTTTCCCTTGTCGGTCATGATGACGAACACGTCGCCGTCTACGTCGATCGATCGGCTGAGTGCTAAGAGGAGATCTGTCCAAGTCATCCGGCCCGTGACTTCTGGATTAGGTGCCACTACGTCTTGCCAATACTGCTCGGCCAGCTTGCCAAACTCTACATCTGTGCCGCGATATTGTGGGCGGAGCCCTGGGCCGACGGAGTAGGCGGCGATTGAATCGACGGCGCCTTTAATTAGGCCGACGTTTCGGTACATGTGCCGGGCAAGCTTAAGAAGTTCCGTTCTTGTCCATTCGCTTAAATCCAGTGACGAATCGCGAGCGTGCGCACCGTAGATGACTGGGCGTTTGCGGGAAAATCCTGCCGCCTCGTAAGGCTGGAAGGTGGAGATCCCAGAACCAAATCCTGCGCTAAAGCTTTTGATGCCTGCGCCTAGCCGACGAACGAGGGAGACGCCGGCCATGTTAGCTGTCGATCAGAGAACTGAAGTCCGCTGTGGTTCGGGTAAGGGTGCGGCCGCCGAGGTAGTCGATGGCGCTTTGAAAAAGTTCAACGCGGTCGGTAGGCTTAAGATCAATCTGGAAGCTGGCGGATTGGCCACCGGCTGAAGATCCTACCAGCGCTCGGCCGGAGGCGGCGCCGCTCATGGCGGTGTTGCGGTCAGCGGCGAGTGATGTAAGGGCGGACGCAGTCACCCCGCTTGCTTGCGCTAAGTAATCGGTGGCGACTGCCCGGATCAGTCTGCGGGAAAGGGCGGCCATTGTGTTTGCTACGTGTCAACAGACGGGTACCCTGTAGGTATGGATTGGCGCGATAAGTTTTGGTCCAGTGATTTCATCGACGCCGTTAGGTCGGTTGATCCTGTAATTTACAATACGTTGCTGTGGGTCGCCGTAATTGCCTACATCTGTATTTGGATCGGCAAGAAGCGGGCGTTGAATCGGGCGTTGGCCAACGTGGAAGAGTGCAAGAGGCAGGAGGCGCTTGAGTTACAAAGGAAAATCCTAGAGCAGCTAGAGCAAAGTAATCTCAGCCAAGAAAAGCAAAACGAGATTATTTCAAAGACGAATCCGGGGTTAAATTAGCTTCTTGGATTGCTGCTGGATCTGCATTGATTAACCCGTGGAGCAAGGCTCCGACCACGCCCATCAGTTCCGAATCGAGTAAGTGGTTCTGCTTTTTAACTTGTTTCCAAATCACACGCACCCGCCCTGTCATGGGGTTCCTAACTTCTTTCTTAATCTCTGATGTGATGTGCTCTTGATAAACTGCTGGCACGTCGTCTGGCACTAGGAAAGATCCAGACAGGCGAAGGGTGAGGAGCATGTCTTTGACGGCTGGGTTGCTCCATTTAAATACGCGGGCGTAACGACGCGTGAGCCCAGTGGTGTCCCCTGCCTTGCCCGCTAGCGGATCTCCGACGCTGACCGGGCTGAATGGGCGATTGGCTCGGCCGCCTTTTGTAAAGTGGGCAAAGTGCTTTAGGTCAGATCCCCAAAGGCAGACCCAACCAAAGCGGCATGCGTTCCAGTACACGGATCTAGTTTGATCGGCCGCGTCGCAAAAGACGTTCTCATCAGGGACGGCAAACTCGAGCTGCTTGGCGCGTAGCTCATCCCAGCTCTCAAGGCGGCCGCACCAAAGCAGTCGCGATCCTGCGTTAGCCTGCCACGCCCTTACCACGACCCAGCAGTGCCAGCCGCCGCTCTCCTGAATGTCGGCAGAGACAATCACCTTGCTACCGATGGGGGCCGGCTCGCCCATTCGGTATCCTCCAAAACTAGCGCCTGTTTGTTGCTCCTCGTTTTGTTCTACCCAAGGCTCAGCTAGGACTCTGTTCACAAAGTCCTGCAGTCCAATAAGGCCGTTGGATCGATCTTGTAGAAATTTTACAGCCAACTGCCCAAACGTAGACCAGCTGGAATAGATGGCTGAGAGGTGATAGGACCGGCGCCCTGGCTCGGCGATGGGATTGGTGGCACGCCATTCGCCTTTCCTTAAGGATGCGGATTTTTGCCCGTCCGATATTTTACCCTGGCATTTTTCGCACTCGTAGTGGGCGGTGTTCCTAACTTGGATCATGTCCCATCCGTTTTCGGTTTTCCCGTCCCACTTTACCTGCGACCAAACTAGGCGCTGATATTCGCCACAGTGCGGGCATGGGATAAAATAATACCGCATATCCCCTTTAAGCCACTCGATCCAGATCGGCCCCTCCTCGATTGTTGGAGTGCTGGTCTTTACGCGAAGGGCGGTGGGATAGGTAGAGGTGCGGGCCTCGGCTAGTTGAACGGCACCGCTTTCCCGTTTGCCCGCGTCGGCCATCTTATCGACTTCGTCCATTATTAAAAAACGGACGGCGCGTGATGCCAGATTCGCCGGGCTGTTACTGCCGACAAACCAAAGGCTCATTTTGTCGTAGTGCTGTTCCAGTAGCTTGAACTTGTCTAGGTCGTTCGGCTTGTGAGCGGCTAAGGCTGGGCAATCGTCCACCAAGGGAATCCATCGCGTCTCTGAAAAGCTCCGAGCCATGCTCTCACTTGGCGCCACCCACATGGTCGGGGCAGGATCGCGGTCTAAAACGTACGCTATGCCAGCGAGGATGGTCTGTGTCTTTGCGGTTTGAGCCGCCCATACCAAGGTCAAGTCCCTAACGTTTGTTCTGCCAAAGCACTCTAGCGGCTCGCGGCAGTATGGGGTGGTGATCGTCCTGTAGGGGCCGGGGCTGTTGGTTGTTCGAGGGCTAAGGACTAGGTTCCTCTCTGCCCACTCTACCGGCCCAAGCTTCTCCCTTGGCAGTAGGTAGGATCTGATCATCCTTCCGATCTCTGCCTTATCCAGTGCGCTCAAGAAAACGCGCCTTCCGCCTTTTCGATTTGCACAAAGATCTGAGCCACCCCGTCCTCAAGCACCTGCCTTGCAAGGTCGGAGTCGGCTGGATTGCACTTACCGGCCAAGGAGGCGGGCAACGAATCAATTAACTGCCGCAGGCCGCCGAGGTGTCTAGCAAACACTTCGTTTATTTCATCAAGGCCAACGGTGGTGCGGCTCTTGGTCTCATAGTCAAATAGCTGTCTTTCAGCCTCTGATACTGCCTTCTGTGCGTCGCGCCACGCCTGCGCGGCCGTCTTAATTTCGATCGGTATTCCGCGCGTGATTGCCTCGGTCATCACCTTGTAGCAGCCCTCCTCGGCGTCGCGTGCCCTCTGTCTTGCTAGTAAAGGATTTCCAGACGCCCCGCCTGTCATGGAAATGGATTGCGGAGCGGTTTTAGGCGACTGCTTTTTGGATCTCATCCGATTTCGCTGTAGCCAGATCTTAGCGTTTTCAACGTCGGTCACTGGCATGCCCTTCTTTTTCATAAGAGACAGTTGCCCAGGGTCCATCCCAAGCTGCCGAGAGAGCTCAATTTGGGTCATTTTTGTTGACATAAGTCCTTGAATTTCAACGATCGGTTAAAACACTCGCCTCACGGAACCTGATTGCTTTTTGAGTAAAAAAAAGATTCCTTGCGCAAAAAGTTTTAAAATTTTTTTCAATTTTTTTTTCAAAAATTTTTTTTCAAATTTTCAAATTTTCAAATTTTCGTTTTTGATTTTTTATTTTTTTGAGTCAAGGCAGTCGTTAAATAATTTAACAATCGGCTCGGCTTCTTTTAGAAATTTATTTTTTAATTCTGAGTCTGTCTTAATAAACTTCTCTCCTCGGTTCGCCAGCCATTGAGCGGCTCGGACAATCGGGTCCATGAATGGCCGAGGTTCGCCTGGTGTGCTGGTGCTGATCGACTCGGGCAACAGGCCGGCCCACAGGAACTGTTGCCTCACGTTGCTGGGGTCAGAGTCCTTGAGCTTCAGCCGGTGCGTTGCCACACGCACATACCCATTAGCGGTATGCTCGGTGATTCCTGCGTTTTTACACACATCATCAATATCTTGGCCTTCTGCCTTGGCTCGGCTTATAAGATCGCCGGCGTCGGCCGCCAGCCCAAGCGTCTGGCCTACCAGCTCAAGCGCCTTATCGCGGGTGGTGTTTAGTTTGGGTATTAGTTGTTTGAGCGTTTGCATTTGTTTATTCCTTTTTGAATTGCGGCCATGTTGTACTTGGGTGCTTCACGCCGCCGCTTGGCATGAATCTCGTAAGCCCGTTTGCGATAGGACTCTCTGGCCTTATCGCTCTTCTGTGATCGGCTTCTTACGCCAAGCCGATCGTATAGTTCGTTTACCTGCTTGGAGATCGCCGCCCGAGTGAATGGCTTGTTGGTGGCTGGGTTGATGTGTTCCTTGGCCACGGCCGTCATCGATCGGGTCTCACGATTCAGCACAATCGCCAACACCGCCTGATCCCTGGTATCGGTCATATTCTGAACCGCGGGATGCTCTGGCGCTTTAGTGATAAGGTAATGAAATACGCCCACCATTAGGGCCACAGTTGAGCTGGTAGCGGTGGCTTGTAGATGCACGCACGCCTCTAAGACCAAGTCCTGCAGGCTGTCCATCTGTGTGGAAACATGGGGCGATCCGCATGGCATCCGTTCCAATGCTTGTTGGTCGATCATACGCAACTACCCCCAAGATCGTTTTTCCCAAACAACAACCACCACCAAGATACCCTTAAGAGGGGGTATCTTGATGGTAGTAGTATTGAATTAATTTGATAGGCTACCAAATTAATTTGGTAGTTAAAAAGGTTGGTCATTTTTAGCCTTATTTAGTTGGTACATTCCGTTGACCTCGCACAGATAATCCTGCTCCTTGCCGTTAGCTATATAACGGGTTGCGGTGGTTCCAGATTTGCCTGTCCTTTTCTCTACCCAACGAACTAAGTCAGCCCACGAGCAAGGCATGACGTTGCACCTACTCCAATCGACCTCCTCAGCTTTCGGCCCCGGCTTCTTCTTTTCGGGTGCATCCGCTTCAATCCAAGCCATCCCTTTGTCAGCATGCTTTAGATACACAAACGGCTGGACGCTGGTTGCTATACAGTCGCGGGCGGTCTTGCCGGTATGCAGTCCCGACCGCTTACCCCGCTTGCTCACCTCTAGCTTGTAAACGTAGGTGCCGTCCTCATTTTGACCGCAAGGCCCAAGGGTAAGCACACTACGCGCCCAGTTGGTAAGCTCTGATGACCCGAATCCACTATAAGCCTTGTCGTGCCCCTGGTAGCTTGTGCCGTCACGCATCGGCTTAGGCGTGTGGTGCATCAGCATCCAGGCAAAGCCGGCCGACAACGCTAGCGGGTTGAGCATGTTGCGAAGGAACCCGCTGGCCGTTTCTTGGCTAGATAAGTCACCACCAATAAACGCCAGTAATGGATCTACCCAAACAAGATGCGGTTTGTGCTTATCAACCAATCTCCGCATGCGATCCACAAAGCATTCACCCGTAGAGGTGCAGTCACGCACGATCACGATGTTTGACTTTACTTGCTCAAGCTCGTCGGGTGATAAATTAAGGGCAGTTAAAATGCCTTGTAGCGCCTCGGCCACATCGCCCTCGTCGTTCTCCGCCTGAACGATTAAGGATTTTAGCCCCTTATTATGCGAGGTAATGCCAAAAAGATTTCGAGCCGCGCCCCAAGTCATAGCGGCCTGCAGACAAAGAACGCTCTTGCCGAGACCACTGCTACCCACCCACAAAGATGATCCACCACGGCAAAGCCATCTCTTGCCAAGCAAAACAGTCGGGTCAGCATTTTCGTCAAACTTAACAAGGTCGTCCCACTTGTAAGGCTCTGGGATATCTCCATAGATCTTGCCCTCCATCCACTCCATGTAAGTTAATTCGGGAGCCCCACATTCCACTAACTCCTGCTGCTTGCCAGTAGTAGTCCGCATGGCACCTGGCAACCTAGACAAGCGCCCCGCGTCTTTAGTGGATAAGTCTGGCTTGCCATGCTCTAGGTTTTTAAAAATAAACGCCACCCGCTCATCAAATTCGGCCTTGTTGGAGGCATCTATCCTCACCCAAGCATGGAGACTACGGCCGCCGCTCTTAATAATGCAGGACGTGGGCAGGCCGCTTTTCTTAATAATCTTCCACTGTTCTTCTAGTGTGCTGTCGTCGAACTCAATTAACACATGGCGCCACTTGACCACGTGCTCTTGTGACCGTCCCTTGCCGTTGTTTGGATTGATTGAAACGTAAACTCCTACTGCACTGCCTTGCCAATCGACTAGACCGCCATCCTCAAACGTTTTTAGCCACTCCTCGCGTGTCTTTGTCTCGCCCGTTCCATTTGGCCGCTCTTTGTCACCCTCCTTTATGCCCCTGCAAATGTTAATGTTTTCACCCAACTCAAACGCCGCCGAAAGGAACATGGCCACCGGCGTCTCTTCCACACTCGTCGGCATAGGAGGGACCGGCATATCGTTTTTGACGATCGTTAGCCCGTTGTGGCCATTCAGACCGTACCTCGCCTTTGGCTCCCACCGCTCCCGCGCTGGCCTAGAGAAAACAGATCTGATACAGCCCTCCGCCTCTTTGTGGCCTAGCCCGTTGCGTAGTGCCCAGACCTCCGCCTCGTCATAAGCGCGGTCTTGCGTCATGCCAGAGTCGCGTAGCTGGCAACATATGTTTAGGAGAGTATTGTTGCGATCACCCTTGGGCGCTCCGTTTAAAATCAAAGCCTGTGTCTTTGGGGGTAAATTCATTTCTTCTTAGCCTCCATATCTCGCTTTCTGTAAAACTTCGCCCGATCGCCCAGCTCCTTTAGGATTAGACGCACAACGCTGAACTGCTGCTTAGCTAGGCGCATATTATTTTCGGCAAGGTATTCCAGCCCCCGGTCCATCACCTTCAGTGCCCAGTCGTTACGCTTTACGCTCATGCAATTACCACTGCCCCATTCCCCAACGCACCCGATCCGACTTCGCCCTTGCACACTCCTTGGCGTACTGTGCTGGTGTGTAGGTGGCGACGATGCGTGCGTCGAATAGCTCAATCAGTTGGGCGAGGGTCATTCTTTTCCCCCGCGAAACATCGATGCGACCTCGCAAATGCAGTACAAAAACGTGGCCCAAATCAAGAACTCGAGATCGATCCCGTCTCTAAACCATTTTCGGGCAGTGCCAATAATTCCAGCAATCATGGCGATAAGCCCAAAAAAATGAACAAGCATAATGATTGTTTTGTGTGTTTGATTCATAACACCGCCTTCGGTAGCGGGGCCGCCAGCCGGTACTGGAACGCCCGTGCATCCCATTGCAACTCGTAGCCCATAAAGTCCCTGAGCAGATCGATGTCTCTGCTGATAGTTTTGTACGAGCACTCAAACTCAGCCGCTAACTTTTGTGCACTAGGCAGTGACAGATTTTCTCTAAGGCGCCTAGCCAGCCCCCACATGCGGCGGATGGTTGGCCTAGTGTCGCCCTTGCGTAACTTAAAGCTCACAGCCCCACCCTCATTCGATCGATCAGCTCGTTCTCTCTGATCTCAGCCGCCACCATTCCAGAGTAAGCTTCGTCGCGGTCACGCTTTGCGATAACCAGTTCAGACTCCAGCAATCGGATCTTGTTTACCAACTGCTCCAACACCGATTCGTCTTTCCAGATTTCAATACTCATACCGCTACCTCCCTT